GGCTGTTCAGCGACAAAGACGACCCGAGCAGGCGCGCTTGTATGGTTGACGCAATAGTTTGGATTCTGGGATCCTCCGGGGGAAGCCTGTTGACGATAGCGACCTAGCCACGACGCCATGGACTTCCCAACGCATGAGCCGGACCGCACACACATACCGGGAGGGGAACGGAATGGACACGCTTGAGAGGCGGCTGGAGAAGTTGGAGGGGCAGAACCGAACCCTGAAGCGCGGGGGAATCCTGGTCCTGGCTGCCGTGAGCTGCCTAGCCTTAATGGGGCAATCTCCCGGGGAGAAAGTGTGGGACGAGCTTCGGGCTCGCCGCCTCGTGATTGTGGACGAAGCGGGGACGACACGGGCGGTCCTCGACGGCGTGGCAGATGGAGCCGCGTCGCTTGTGCTGCACGACCACAAGGGGAATGAGCGGGTTATCCTCCGTGCATATGAGGTGGGTGTGGGTCTGTTCTTTCGCGACGACCACGGCGGAGTGTGGGCGAGTCTCTCGGCCCAATCAGCCCGGTCGGCTTTAACACTTCGCTCGGATGACGAGGTGCGCGGTGACAGCTGCAAAGGGAGAGTGGAGCTGTGGGCATCGTCGATCATGACGTCCTTGGAGCTGCAGACAGATGGGATGGTCAACTCGCATACAACCCTAGGCAGCGACTACGCTGGCCGAACGCAGTTGTGTTTAGAAGGCTCGCAGGGTTATTCAATTGCAGTTGGCGGGACTGAGCTGGTCACCCCGAGCACCGGAACGACTACAAAACGATCGACAGCGTCCATTGTGATGTTTGACCGGGAGAAGCATGTTGTCTGGGAGGCTCCGTGATGATGCTGCCAGCAAAGCCGATCTGCAGTGACCGAGCAGCTCCATCAGGCTCTGCTGGCTCGGCTTCAGCACCTGGCACGCACCCAGGCGCGAAGAGGCGAGTCGCCGCACCCCGAGAAGGGCGCGTGAAAAGCGTCATGAAAACAACGGCGAAAATCATGACGCTTCTGCTGAGAGAGGCGGTTGAGGGTGCATATCCATGACGCTTTTGGGCGTAAGCGTCATGATTTCTGGGCGCCGATTTGTCAAGAGCGTCATGATTCCGAGCGTTGGCGGGAGGGGACGAAGCCATGGGGACGATGAAGTGGGTCGGCACGGGTCTGAAGATTGCAGGTCAAGTGCTTGAGAAGGGCGACCTGGATGAATGGTTCCTGGGCAAGGGCGTCGATGTATTGGCCGAACGGATGAAGGGCATGAAGGTCCCTCAATTCCGTGGAGAGGCGCGCGCGAGAGCCAGTGTCTTCAAAGACGTGGCAAAGGCTGTCGCAAGCAGCGCATTCAGGCCGGCTCTTGAGGATGAGTTGGGCCGACTACCAGATTGCATCATGTGGTGCGCCAACAAACTGCGAAGGAGTGCCCCCGGCGAACTCCGCCAGAAGCTCTATCCCCATTGGGCAGTGGTTATCCCTCGGCATGTAGTGCACCTCATCTTCAGAGCGGGTGTGATCGCCAATCTCAGGAGCTCGGCAGTGCTGAGTCTCTTCACAAGTCTGCCCGACCCGCTACTCGCTCGGCTCGCTGACCGCGCGGAGAGAGCATTTTTCCGGACTCTGGAGGAATCCAAGGGCCTCACGCCGGTGCAGCCAGACGCTGGCATCTTTGGCGTGAATCGTGAGTTCCCGTGGAATGACGTTGAGGGCCACTACTTCGTTGTGGGGACCGAGAGCAGGAGTGCAAACATCAAGGATAAGAAGAGAGAACTGAATGCTCTACAGGCCGACGCCGAGCCGCTTGTGAGAATGCTCGCGTCTGCAGTCGGGAAGATGGATCCGAAGACCCTGGACGGAACGAAGCGCTATCTCCAATCGAAGTTCGGGTTGCCGGAAACGCCTCGGTCTGGACCCGCGATGCGGGCACCCGCGTCGGCAGGCGCGCGCGAGTGAGGTAGGCAATGGATACGTGGATTCTGATCGGGCAGGGGATCATTCTTCTTGGGCTGCTCGTGATCGGACTGGTCTACCGCCAGTTCAGGTCGTATGCAGAGGAGAAGGGGAAGAACCTCGCCACCAAGGAGGACATTGGCGACATTACCAAGACGGTGGAGTCTGTGAAGACGAACTTCGCGAAGGAGCTAGAGGAGTTTCGGGAAGAGCTCCGGGTCCGGTCAAGTCAGAAAACAATCCGGGAGGCATCGCTACATGAGACACGCGCAATGGTGATTGGGAAGCTCGACAGACTTCTGCACGCTGCCATAAGCGAGACGGGCCTAGCGATGACGCTGTGGCGCCACACCGGTGGAGATGTGCCCGAGCTGCGTGCGGCAACGGAGTTGAATGCTTTCTTCGAGGAGCACCAGCTCTACTTCAGCCCGGAATTCGTGGGGCTTGTCCTTGAGCTCATCCCCATTCTTCTTCGCCCCAGCGTCTACAACCTCGCGAAGGAACTCGATCCTCCAGGAGGACTAGACGGGGTCCGCGATTGGGTCCTGCAGAGTTGGGCAGAGGACAGTCTGAAGGTGAGTCACCTTCAGGTGCGCATTGTCCACGAAATGAGGAAGATGTTGGGTGTAGAGGACAGTTCGCGCCCTGAGGATATCGAGCCCCGCCGAGGCTCCCGGTCGATCGAGACAGGAGACTAAGAGCGATGGGGGTAGGGGGGGTGTGTTTTCTAGGAGGCCGGAGACCCTAGACCGCGCGGGCAGCTTCGCGCACAGGGTAGTAAGTTGGGGGCCTTTCTAGGGCACCCCATAGGTTGACGGAGATAGGGAAAGATGATTGACGTCCTCCTCGCTGTGCTAACGAAGCTAGTGGCGTTGTTTGAGCTGAACCGGGAGAGGAAGAGACGCATCTTCGAGGACTACATCGATCCGATCTTCAGTGATCTCACGGCAATCGATGGTGACTACAGACAGGGGATTATGAGTATCAGGGACATGCTCGTTGACCCTGATCTGCCCAACAACGAGGTCTATTCAAGAGCGTACAGAGTGAAGACCGAGCTCGACCCTCTGCGCAAGAAGGTCACGGCTTTGGCGCGAGTGCTTCAGGCTCATTCGAGGAGCATGGGAGGGTCGTGGCCCAGCGAGGCTCATCAGTTCCTGGAGTGTACGTGGAGATACTTCAATGTGAGTGTGGACACCTCCTGGCTTGCCCAGCAGATCGCGCAAGGGCAGCCGTGCAGTGCATACACTTCCCTGCTGGCAGTCTTGTCGACGTTCTGCGACGGCAAAATCGGACGTAAGGAGGCACGCCGCGGATGCGATAACGTGTTGGGCGCCCTGGAGGGTCGATGGTCAGCACTGATGGAAGCATATGCCAAGGCACGAGTTCGATGCCTCTCAGGGTAGATGGACTGGAGGAAGGACGCTGCAGAAGAGGCTGCCGAAGAAACCGTGCCGACATCCGGGGTGTCCGGCCCTGGTGGAGATGGGACAGGATCCCTACTGCCCGCAGCACACACGAGGGCGGTGGCGCCGAGAGGATGAGAGAAGAGGGAAGACCGCAGCGCGCGGGTATGGCAGCGACTGGCGAGCGAGGAAGGGGAGCAAGCTCAACCGCGATCCGCTGTGTGAGGAGTGCTTGAGGATGGGGCGGCGCCCCGAGGCTGCGGTCACGGTCGATCACATCGTGCCGAAGTCGATGGGTGGAACAGACAACGACGAGAACTACCAGTCGCTGTCCGACGAATGTCACAAGGAGAAGACCGCGCGGGACCGGCAGGGCTGGACCGCGTGGCATATTGAACGGTGGGGGCCCTGGGAGGATCAGATCCGGTTGCGCCGGCGCCGGCGCCGGCGAGGGGGTATGGGGGTGTCAATCTCTAGGTGACAAAGGCTGTGACCGAAGCGGCAGCCATGGGCGTGTCGCCGCGAAATTCAAGGGGGGGGTAGCCGAGGATGGCGGCCCGAGGTAGGAAGCCGATTCCGTTTCCGCAGAAGGACTTGCGGGGGAATCCGGGCAAGCGGAGCCCCAAGGACTCCGTGATCCAGCCCAAGGCAGGTTCACTCATCCCGCCCAAGTGGCTGGATGAGGCTGCACGCGCCGAGTGGCGCCGGCAGATCAAGGAGCTGAGGCGGCTCGGCCTCGCAACCACATTCGATCGCGTGGCGCTCGCCTGCTACTGCCAGACCTATTCAAGGATGGTCCAGGCCGAGGAAGAGCTGCGAGAGGCCGGCAGCCTCACCTTCGACACGCCGAACGGTGCGGTCCAGCAGCGCCCCGAGGTTGGGATCATAAACACCTGCCAGAAGCTCCTGCAATCCTGGGGCGCCGAGTTCGGATTCACCCCCAGTTCGCGTTCTCGGCTTGCGTATCCGCAGGGCCGTCATGAGGATGAGTTCGAGGCTTTCATGAAGACGAAGTCATCATCACGACGTGACTGATGCTGTCGTTCCTTCTCAGCCAGGGCTACCCGGATCAAGCTTCCATATCAGGGGACATCGAACCCTCACACCGGGTAACGGCGACAGAATAGGGTAGGTCAGCGTGTTTGGAGGTGACCGAGATGCACAGGTGGAATTGGATCACGTTGTCTGACAGAACGACAGCGCACGGTGCATGGTGGACCCCAAGTGAGCCCGACACGAAGTATTCGGGAACACTCACCTTCTCTCGGGACTCAGGCGGTATCCTTGAGTTGACTATCCCGGATCCACCTAAGGATTTCGGAGCGCACTTCAAGGACTCCAATGTCATCTTTGGCGAGACAACCGACATGGAGAAGATCACGCTCGCCGCCTGCTTCACTCTTGGCAGATCCATGGTTCTTCCCGCTGATGAGAAAAAGCCGAGTCCCGTGGGAACCTGGCGAATCTCCACCAGTCTCGCCTTTGTAGGAGCTCACTTCGCGGACTGCGAGGAGGCGATCCTGGAGACCGCTTCGGTCCGCTACCGGAACCTGTACAGCTGGATCTGGATGAGGGGCATAAACGTGGAGTTTGGCAGGGGTGTCGATTTGGACCTCTCCTATCGGGCAATACCGCCGGAGACAATCGAGATCGATGAGGATTCGACCATCACCCTCGCAGTCCACCTCGAGAGCTACCCCATGGGACCCGACGCGGACGGAGCGATTACACTCCGCGAACTGCCACTGGTATCATTCCACACTAACACACCCCGGTCGTTCAATGATCTCTATGAGGAGATCCGATGCGTTGAAGCCTTTCTGTCGATAGCGACGATGTGTCCATGCCCCCCGCTGGACATCTGGATCGAGAGCCCCCGGCCTGAGGGAGAGGCGAATGGAGAGGCTTACCATGTGCCGGTTCGGGTCTTGTTCATCTCGCCGGATTCAGATCCGTCTGGACAAAGCCGTCATCCAGGCGACTTCCTCTTCAGTCGTGGGAGTGTAGTTGAGCGTCTTCCCGATCTGCTTCGGCACTGGGTGACCGCGAGGCGCGATCTCCGTCCCATGTATATGCTCTACATGGCCGCGATTGGAGCACATCCTTCGGTTGAATGGCAGTTTCTCTCCCTCGTGCAGGCAATTGAAGCCTATCACAAGATCCGACACTCCGATGTGCTATTGAGCCCCGCCTTCTTCAAGAGCACCATCGTGCCAGGGCTTCTTTCTTCCATTCCGGAAGGTGTTCCACGGGAGTGGAGGGAGGAGGTCACTGAGGAGGGTCTGATGCGCCTCCGATCCAAGGCGGAAGCAAGCTTCATGTGGTTGAACGAATTCGCACTTCGCCATCGGCTTCGCGCGCTATTCGCCGAGAACAGCAATGAAATCGGCCGCTTTGTCAAGGACCCTAAGGCCACGGCCGAGAAGATTGTCCGATGGCGCAACACCTTCATCCATACGGGGAGGTTTCCCACGAGTGAGGGCTCGATTGATGAGAATCTTGTGGACCTCACGAGCGCATTGCGAGGGTTGATGGAGCTTTGCTTTCTAAGGGAGATGGGGTTCACTGAGAAGGAGCGCACGGAGCTGGTTCGACACAACCGCGAATTACGCAACCGCTTCCTGCCCCGGTGGCCTCGTGGGCGGGAGCGGAGGGTGTCCGACTGAGATCCTGGGGCACTTGCCGCCATTCTGCAGTGTGGATAGAGGATTGAGTCCTGTTGAGCAGTATGTTGACGGTGTTCTCTGCGGGAAGATCGTCACCGGCGAGTTGGTGAGGCTTGCCGTCGAACGACACCTTCGCGATCTGGAAACCGGATCGAGGCGAGGCCTCTACTTCGATCCCGATGCTGCCCAGCACGTCCTGGACTTTTGCCCGTTCCTCCGGCACTACGAAGGCCGCGGGGCTGGTGAACCCTTCGGCCCAAGTCCGTTCCAGGCGTTTGTGCTCTGGAACCTCTTTGGGTGGATGCGGGAGGGCGGCTTCCGACGCTTCCGGCTTTCCTACACCCAGACCGCCCGGAAGCAGGGCAAGACCGTGTGGGGTGGGGGCGTGGTTGGCAACTACATGTTCCTGGCTGACGGGGAGGCAGCCGCCCAGGTATACAGCGCCGCGACGAAGAAGGACCAAGCCCGGATCTCTCATCGAGCCGCGAAGCTCATGGTGAAGCGATCTCCGCATCTCAATAGTCGGGTCGAGATCTTGAAGGACAACATGTCGGTGGCCACCACCGAGTCGAAGTTCGAGCCCCTGGGGGCGGACGCCGACACAACTGACGGTCTCAACACCCACTGCGCGATCGTGGACGAGATCCACAAGCACAAGACTCGGAAGCTCCACGATGTGATCGAGACCTCCATGCGCTCGAGGACGCAGCCCCTCATGTTCGACATCACAACCCCTGGCGCGGGCCGCGAGGGGATCTGCTGGGAGCTCAGGCAGTACGCCGAGGATGTCCTCCGGGGTATTGTCGAAGATGATCGATTCTTCGCTTTCGTCGCCGAGCCGGACCCGGGTGACGACTACCGCGACGAGACCCTCTACACAAAGGGCAACCCGAACCTCGGGATCACGGTCAAGCTCGAGGACATTCGCGCGGACCGGAAGAAGGCCGAGGCCATGCCCGGCTTCTTCAATACCTTCCTGCGGGATGACTTGGGCATCTGGACCGAGCAGAAGGTGCGGGCTATCCCGATGCACCAGTGGGATGCCTGCGACCGAATCCCGAAACGCAAGCCGCTGCGGAACTATGTCGCCTACGGGGGCCTCGATCTTAGCTCGAAGTGGGATCTCACTGCCTTCGACCTCGTCTGGCCCCTCGAGAGCGGCATGTGGCCGCTCATCCCACAGTTCTGGCTCCCTGAGGGATCGATGAAGGAGTACCCCAAGCGAGAGCGGGAGATGTACGGCAGGTGGGTCGACGAGGGTCTGATCGAGCTCACGCCCGGGCCCATCATCGACTACGACATCATCCGCCGGCGCATCAACGAGTACGGCGAGGAGTTCGACATCCAGGAGATCGGATTCGATCCCTGGAACGCAACGCAGCTCTCGACTCAGCTCGCCGGCGACGGCTTCGAGATGGTTCAGATGCGTCAGGGCTTCTACACGATGGGGGAGCCCACGAAGTACTTCCTAGCACTCGTCCGCGCCGGCCGGTTGGCCCACGGTGGCCACAAGGTGCTGCGCTGGAACGCGAACAACCTCGAGCTGCTGTGGGATACGAACGGCAACCCAAGGCCAAGCAAGGAGCATGAGCGCGAGCGGATCGACGGGATTGCAGCCGGCATCATGGCGTGCGGGCGCGCGATGTTGAACCTCGGAGAAGACAGCGCGTACGAAGAAGCAGGAATTCTGACGCTCTGAGTGTTTTTCTCTTGCACGCGATCGAGTGCTTTGCTACTCAGGGCATGAGTCCCACCAAAGAGTCCCACGGTTGAAGAAGTCGAGAGTCCCGCAACCCTGAGTCCCCAGGGAGCTCAGATGTACGGTTGAGCATCGTTCGCCGGCTGGGAAGGTACTACAACGTAGCTCGTCGTCTGCTCGATCTTGACGATGAGACTCTGAACTCGTTCCTCGGTGGGAGCAAGGCTTCCACGACGGGCATCGCGGTGACACCGCTCCGCGCCCTGCAGCACCCTCCGTTCCTCTCGATCGCCCGCCTTGTGGCGGGCGTTGTCGCATCCCTCCCGTGTGTCGTCTACCGGCGCACCGGGCCCGAAGCCCGGGAGCGCGACCCGGATCACCCTACCTATCGCGTCGTCCATGATCAGCCGAACGAGGAGATGGACTCGTTCATCTTCTGGGAGACGACGGTCTTCCACATCATGCACCGCGGGAAGTCCTGCGCCCGGATCGACCGGAACGGCAAGGGCCAGGTCACGAGTCTCTGGCCCTACGCTCCCGACCGCGTGAAGGCGATGCGGGGTGAGAAGGGCAAGCTGATCTACAGATACACGCCTCCCCGCGGGGGCCCTCGCTACATCCCCCTCCGCAAAGTGCTCTACATCTCGAATCTGTCGGGCAACGGTCTCACACCGTATGACCCGCTCTGGCTCCTCCAGAACCCCCTCGCCCTCGGCATCGCGGCCGAGGACTACGCCGGGAAGATCTTCAAGGACGGCTCGCTCCAGGGTGGATTCCTGAGGCACCCGAAGAAGCTGGGACGGAAGGGGCGCCGGCGGCTGAAGCGGATGTGGAAGAAGACCCACGGGGGCCTCGACAACGCCCACGAGACCGCGGTGCTCGAGGATGGGATGGAGTGGCAGGACCGTGGGGTCACTCCCGAGCAGGCCCAGCTTCTCGCCGTCCGGCGCCACCAGCTGCAGGAGACCGCCCGCGGGAGCGGGATGTCCCAGATGCACCTCCTGGGCGACCTCGAGCGGGCGACGTTCGACAATATCGAGCACCAGTCGCTCGAGTTCGTCATCTACTGCCTTCGGATCCTGCTTCGTCGGATCGAGAGACGGGTCAACATCATGCTTTTCACCCCGGAAGAGCAGAAGACCCACTTCATCGAGTTCCTGGTCGACGAGCTCCTCCGGGGCGACATCAAGAGCCGGTTCGAAGCGCTGGCGATCGCCCACGAGCACTCGGTGATCAACGCCGACGAGTGGCGCCGGAAGGAGAACATGCCTCCCCAGCCGGGCGGCCAGGGCAAGATCTACCAGGCGCCGATCAACAAGCAGAACGCCATGAACCTCCTCGAGGAGGAGCCGGGGGAGGAGAGCTCCTCGAGGCAGATACGGCGGTCGATGCGGCGTCTCGAGGCACGGGTCACGGCTGCGACCGGTCGGCAGAAGCTGGCGAAAGCCTACCGAGATGTCTTCGCCAATGCGGGGCTCCGGATCGTCAAGCGCGAACGGAACGACATCCTACCCCAGGCCGAGAAGGCCTTCGGCCAGCGTGATCTCCAGAGCTTCCTCGTCTGGCTCGAGCAGTTCTACCAGGAGCACCGGGAGTACATCCGGAAGCAGATGGGCCCGGTGATCAGCTCCTTCGCCGAGGCGGTGCGCGCCGCGGCCACGAAGGAGATCGATGTTGATCCTGAAGAAGGCGACCAGGACCTGGCCACCTTCCAGGCGTTCGTCCAAGGCCTGATCGAGGGCTACGCCAACCGGCACTCCTTCTCGTCTGAAGGTCAGATTCGCCAGGTCCTCGCCGAGGCGATCGAGAAGCAGGAAGAGCCGACGGGCGCCCTCCGGCAGCGCTTCGACGAGTGGGAAGAGAAGCGGCCGGGTAAGATCGCGACCCGCGAGACGGTCCAGCAGAGCAACGCGGTGGCGAAGAAGGTCTTCGTCATGGGGGGGATCGTGAAGCTCCGGTGGGTCACTATCGGCAAGAACTGCCCCTTCTGCAACATCCTCGACAACCGCGTGGTGGGCGTCGAGGAGACGTTCGTTGATCCCGGTGACTTCACAGGCTCAGACGGCACGGCGCTCAGGGTCCGCCGACCCGTGGGGCACCCCCCGCTCCACGCCGGCTGCGACTGCCAGATCAGGCCGGAGGTGTAGAGGAGGTTCGAGATGGCAAAGCGCGGCGGGGATGCGGAACACGGACGGATCATCCGGAGAACCTACCCTCTGGCGAACATCCGGATCCTGCAAGAGGGTTCGACGCCTCCCGAGCTCGACGGCCTGGCGTCGGTGTACAACTCCTACTCAGAGTCGATGTGGGGCTTCAAGGAGATCGTTCGGCCCGGGACCTTCGCGGTGACCATCGTTGACGATGACATCCGGTGCCTCTTCAACCATGAGGCGAGCCTCATTCTCGGCCGGAACACAGCGAAGACCCTGACGATCGACGATCTTGCCGAGGGGCTCCACTTCCGGAACCCGCTCCCGGATACCAGCTATGCGAAGGACCTGGCTGTCTCCATCGACCGCGGGGACGTAACCCAGTGCTCTTTCTCCTTTGAGGTCAACCCGGGTGGGGAGCGGTGGACCACGAAGTTCTTCGAGGACGGTGACGACCTGCGCGAGCTCTTGAGCTGCAAGCTCTACGACCTCGGTCCCGTCACCTTCCCGGCCTACACGGAATCCCATGTCGGCCTGCGTGAGCTCCGCTCCGTGATGGGCGCGGTCGGCATGGATCTTCGCACACTCGCCCCGGCGCTCGGCCGAGCCGAGCACGGGCTGGAGCTTAGAGCGGATGACCTCGCGGCCATCCGTGAATCGATCGATCAGCTCCGCGGTTTGCTTCCCCCGGAGGCTGGGCAGGGGCCCGAGTCCGGTGACACGGGTGGAGACACGAGTGGGCAGGGGCCCTCCGTGACACTTCTCCGGCGGAGTCTGGAGCTCGCGGAAGCTGAGTTCATCCATCTGTAGGAGGTGTCAAGGAATGACGCTGCAGGAGTTGCTCGAAAAGCGAAACCGCCTGATCGCCCAGAGCCGCGCGCTTCTGGAGAAGGCGGAGAAGGATAGCCCCGGCTACCTCGACGGGGAGGACAAGGAGCAGTACGAGCGGATGTGGAAGGACATCCAGGGTATGGGCGAGCAGATCGATGCTCGCGTGAAGCAGGAGAAGCTCGAGGAGCGCCTGAACGAGTCCCTGGATGATCCGGAGCGTCCGGACCCCGAGGAGGGCGATGGTCAGCCCCCGTCGGGCGGTGATGACGATCCCCAGTTCCGCGGCAGCCCGACGGCTACCCGTGAGTACCGGGACATGTTCCGGCGGTACCTCTCGCGCGGGGAAGCCGGGTTGCAGGGGGAAGAGCAGCGGGCGGTGCTGCAGGCTGACTCGGACTCGGGTGGAGCCTACCTGGTGGCGCCCGAGCAGTTCGTCGCCGAGATCATCAAGAACCTCGACAACCTGCTCTGGATCCGCCAGTACGCGAGCACCGAGACGATCGGCAAGGCGGCTCGCATGGGCCGGCCCACGCTCGAGGCCGATCCCTCTGACGCCGACTGGACGGCCGAGATCGGCGAGGCCCAGGAAGACACCGAGATGGAGTTCGGGAAGCGTGAGATGGAACCTCACCAGGTCTCGAAGCTCATCAAGGTCAGCAACAAGCTGCTCCGGATTGCGCTGATGGATGTCGAGCGCATCGTCCGCGAGCGGGTGGAGTACAAGTTCAAGGTCACCCACGAGAAGGCCTTCATGACGGGGAACGGGGCTCGTAAGCCTCTCGGTCTCTTCACGGCCTCCGACGATGGGATCTCGACGGGTCGCGACATCAGCACTGGTAACGCCGTCGACGCGGTTACTGTCGATGGTCTCACACGCGCGAAGTACAAGCTGCGGCAGGAGTACTGGCCGCAGGCCCGGTGGGGGATGCACGCGGATACGGCGCTCCAGATCGCGCTCCTCAAGGACGGTGAGGGTCGCTACCTCTGGCGCGAGTCGATGCGCGTGGGTGAGCCCGATCGTCTGCTCGGCTTCCCGGTCCACCTGAGCGCGTACGCGCCCAACACGTTCTCCGCCAGCCAGTACGTCGCCATCCTCGGTGACTTCCGGTTCTACAAGATCGTCGATGCGCTCGACATGCAGGTTCAGCGCCTGGTCGAACTCTACGCGCTCACGAACCAGACGGGCTTCGTCGGCCGGATGGAAACCGACGGCCAGCCCATCCTCGAGGAGGCGTTCGTACGGGTGCAGCTCGCGGCGTCCTAGCCGCGGCCTGACGGAGTGAAGCGGGGGCGGGCGCACGGCCCGCCCCGTGGGAGATCGAATCAGAGAGAACGGGGGAAGACCCATGAACCTCAGTGAGGATATCAAGATCGTCAGCGCACTCGACTATGCGTCGGGTACGGCGACCCGCGAGGGTGCCACGCTCGATACGCAGCGCTGGGAAGGCGTCCTGTTCGTCACCAAGTTCGGCACCATCGCGGACTCCGCCGTCGGCGATGTGCACATGGAGCAGGGGGACGACTCCGGCCTGACCGATGCGGCGGATCTCGAGGGAACCGCCCAGGCGGTGGCCCATGACGACGACAACCAGATCTTCGTCATCGACCTGGTGAAGCCCATGAAGCGCTACGTGCGGGGCGTGGTCACGAAGGATGGCTCGCACGCCATGGCCGAGATGGCCTTCTACATCCTCTACGGCCCGGGCAAGAAGCCGACGACGATGGCGGTGACGGATCTCGTCAACTACGAGAAGCACGTGAGTCCGGCGGAGGGCACGAAGTAGGCCTGACAACCAGGGGAGACGTGGGGCGACAGCTCGCCCCACCCCCCGATGAGGAGGCGACATGTCCTATCAAACGAAGGTCTACCACGCGCAGGGCGGTGACGAAGTCGTCGTCGCGGACGGTGGGACCATCACCGTGCAGTCGGGAGGTGCGGTCGTGGTCGAGAGCGGCGGCGCCCTGGGTCAGCAGGACGCGGAGGCCGATCTCGATCAGACCATCAGCGGCAGTCCGACGCAGGCCGAGGTCCAGGCCATCTCTGACAAGGTCGATGCCCTCCTGGCCAAGCTGCGCTTGGCGGGGATCTTGGCCACGGAATAACCGGGGGAGGGTTCAGCCATGCGGATGGCAAGGATCATCGGAGTGGCCTTCCTCGTGCTGCTCTGTCTGGCGGCGGTTGTTCAGAGCGCCTACTTCGAGCGGCATGAGGTGACCGTCACGGTGGGGGCAGGGGCTTCCACGGCGACAGCCTACTCCCCCGTCCTGAACGGCCTCATCTGGTCAGTCGAATACGTGGAGGACGGAACGACGCCGTTTGGCGACACGACGGGAGTCGTGATCACCACGGAGCGAAGCGCCCAGCAGATCCTGTCGGTCGACAGCCTCTCCTCTCGCGGCACACACCCCTGTTGGCACCCTCGGGCGGGGATCGTCACGGCCGGGTTCGATTCGATTGCCGCGGATCAGAAGTGGGGAGGCGTGCCGTTCGTTGTCGCGAGGGAGCGACTGATGTTCACGGTGGGCAGCGCGACCGAGGAAACAGCCGGCACATTCTACGTCACGGTTGGAGGTTGAGATGGCAGAGAAGACGCGGACGGTCGAGATGCTCACAACCTACGCGGGCCCGGAGGGGACCTGCGATGCTGGTGGGCTTATCGATCTTCCGGAGAAGCAGGCGAAGGACTTCGTGAAGTCGGGGTTTGCCAAGTACGCCACGCGCCCCGTCAGGGGCAAGCAGAAGGCTTCGGCCAAGAAGCGGGGGAGGGGAAAGGGTAAGGGCAGGGTCGAGCGCGCCACGCGCCGGCCGGCCGAGAACGCGCTGGGTCCTTCGGCCAGCGAGTCCAAGAGGGGAGGCGACTCCCGTCCCACGCAGGATGAGGGGGACGCCGACTAGTGTCGGTCCAGGTCGAGACACCCCCGAGTGGGGAGCCGATCGTGCTGGCCGATGCCAAGAATCACCTTGGCGTCACGATCAGCGCGGACGATACGCTCATCTCGAGCAAGCTGACGGCATGCCGGCAGTTCATCGAAGAGCAACTCGGTCTCGCGCTTCTGACGCAGACACTTGTTCTCAGGCGCGAACGGTTCCCCTGGGGCAGTGAGGAGCTCTTGCTCCCCTATCCACCGCTGCAGTCGATTACCTCAGTGGAGTACGTGGACAGCGCGGGAGACACCCAGAGCCTGACAGAGGACGATGACTTTCTGGTCGATATCTACTCGTCTCCCGGCCGGATCGTGCCGGTTCCCGGCACAGTCTGGCCCACGACCCGCGCTGTCCCCAACGCGGTCACGATCGAGTACATCGCCGGCTTCGGTGACGCCTCGGCGGTTCCCGAGATCCTCAAGCAGGCAATCCTCCTGATCCTGGGAGATGCCTATGAGCATCGCGAGACGGTGATCATCGGCCCCAGCATCCTCAAGGTCGAGACCGCCATGGCGTTCGATCGGATCGCTGCGCAGTGGGAGATCACGGAGTTCGATGACGACGAGGATGAGCGGTCATGAGAGCCGGATCGCTGCGGGAGCAGATCGTCATCAAGCGCAAGCCCACCGAGCAGGAGCTGAACAGCCTGGGTGAGGACGTGGGCGAGCTGGTGGAGTTCGAGACGGTCCGCGGATCGTACGAGCAGCTCCGGGGCGAGGAGCTCTTCGAAGCGCAGAAGATCAATCCGAAGCTCGCGGCACGCTGGAAGATCCGGTACCTGCCAGGTCTCAACAACGAGATGGTGATCTTCTGGGGAAGCCGGCGGTTCGACATCGTCGCGGTGAACAACTTCAGGGGGCGGAACCGGGAGATGATCCTGCTCTGCACGGAAGGGGCGGAAATCTGATGGCGGGCGAGATCGTCTATCCGTCCAGGACGCTCGATCGGGGCGTGGTCCAGGGAGCGAACGATATCATCCGCAGGCTGCGGAAGATTGGGAAGGCGGTCTCCGAGCAGGAGATCACCCTGATCCTCCGTGAGGCCAGCCAGCCGATCCGTGACCAGGCAGAGTCTCTCGCCAATGCCCAGGGGATCCGCTCGGAGGGTGAGCCCAGCCATGGTGCGACAGTCCACATGGCTGACTCGGTCATGGTCACCGTGGTCCGCGACCCGCGCGGCTTCGATCCTGGCATCCAGGCTCGGATCGGTCCGTACGCGGAGAACTGGTACGCGCAGTTCGCGGAGTACGGCTTCACGGATCGAAAGGGCGTCAAGCACTCGGCCAGGCCGTTCCTGCGCCCCGCCTTCGAGATGAACGCCACATCAGCGGAGCGATACATCATCAACTCCCTCTGGGCGCTGATCCAGGACGCGACGGTGGGAGCGCCCGTGGGAGCTGCTGCATGACGATCATGGAAGCCATACGGGCGCATCTCCTCGCCACCCAGGCGGTGACCGATCTGGTGGGCACCCGCGTGCACTACAACGAGCGCCCACAGAACGGAGGCCTCCCGGCCCTCGCGTTCCGGCTCATCGGGAACCCGAAGGTGCGGACCTTTGGAGGTGGGAATTCCGACTGGCCCCGGGTGCAGATCGATGTCTTCGCCGCGACCTCCCTCCAAGCGCAGCAGCTCGCGCAGGTTGTTACCTCTACGCTCGACTGGTTCGGCGGCACCCTCGGGGGCGTGGGTGGCGTGGCGGTCGAGAACATCGAACACATTGGCGAAGTCGACCTGTCGGGCGACCCGCGGCAGCCGCGGCACATCGCGCTCGACTTCAAGATCCTCCACGAGAGGGCATAAACATGGACCAGAGGGTACTGATCCAGCAGCTCGCGACGGTGCAGTCGCATCTCAACCTCCTCCAGGGCCAGGTCGTGGTCGCCCAGCAGCAGCTTCTGTCTGTGATCCAGGGGCTTGCCGGCCCCGACTCGGGGACTGGTCCCCCGGCGGCTCCTGGAAACACAGACCCGGAGCTCTGCCAGCACCCGAAGGAGAAGCGGCTCGACGCCCGGTCGATGGGGAACCCACGGGCGTGGATCTGCAGTGTGTGCGGTTTCAAGGGCGACACCGGTTTGGGGCCGGAGGATCGGACACCGGAGTCGGGAGGATAGACCCATGGTGCTCAAGGATACGACGATCCGATTCGGCGGCTACGACCTGAGTAGCGATCACAACGAGATCGCGATCGCCCGCGGCGCGGAGTCTCTGGATGCGACGCGATTCCGGACGAGTGGTCGTCAGCGGCGGTGTGGGCTGATGTTCTGGGCCTTCTCGGGCGGGGGACTGGTAGATCTGGGCGATGAGGGGGCGGACGAGGTCCTGTGGGGAAAGGTGGGCCTGGGGAATACCTTGGCGTCCTTCAGCCCGGAGGACTTCACCGCGGGGGATGTCGTCCACTTCGGACTGGCGAACGTCCTCCAGTACGAGCCCGGCGCCGAGGTGGGGAAGCTCTACAAGTTCTCGATCGAAGGCGAGGGGATGGATGACATCCTCCGCGGGACGGTGATGGAGAACCGCGCGGCATCGAACGACGGCACCGGGACCCCTCGTGAACTTGGCGCGGTCAGTGATACGCAGAAGCTCTACGCGGGTCTCCACGTCCTATCTGCCACCGGGTCCTCTCCGACTCTGGGTGTTGAGATCGAGAGCGACAATGCGGAGGGCTTCTCGGATCCCACAACCCGCGGCACCTTCGCCCAGCAGACGTACAAGAACGGTGTCTACCTCACCCCGGTGAGTGGACCCTTCGCAGATACATGGTGGCGGATCACGTGGACGATCGGAGGGAGTACCCCGTCGTTCCTGTTCGCGGTCGAACTGGCAATCAAGTAGGGGAGGGCTGCCAAGATGGCAGAGAAAGTAATCAAGAATGCCTACGTCAGCATGGACGGGAACGAAGTAGGCGGCTACGGGACGACGGTCAAGATCACGTACTCCGCGGAGTCGATTGACAAGACGACGTTCGGCACGTCAGGCAGCCCCCGCACCGGCAAGCAGCGGACGGTAGGCCTGAAGGATGTCGGCATCTCGATCGAGTTCAACCAGGACCTCGAGAACCTCGACTCGGTCCTCGATGCGCTGGTGGGTGCCGATCCGTTCACGGTGATCATCAAGTCAGAGGATGCGGCCGTCTCCGCGTCCAACCCGCAGCACGCGGGAACCGCGATCCTGCCGAACTACGATGGCGCCGGTGCCTCGGGTGGCGTGGGCGAGCTCGCGAAGTGCTCGATCACCCTCGAGCAGGCAGAAGACGACTGGGTTCGGACTACGAGCTAGAGGAGGTGTTCGTTGGATAGCGTGAAGATGGCCATTCGAGAGAAGGCCTTCGAGGGATCTCCCCTCGCCGAGGAGGAGCTCCACGTCAAGCAGTGGGATGTGACGGTGCTGGTCCGGGAGATGACGGCCGAGAAGAGGACCGACATCCAGAACCGGGCACTGAAGACCGTCAAGGGCGAGCAGACGATCGACTTCAGGGTGTTCACGCCCTTGCTCGTGATCGCCTCGACCTTTGACCCAGAGACACGCGAGCCGGTCTTCGAGGAGGGCGACACGTCCCAGCTGCTTCAGTGCAGCTCGTCGGCCCTCGAAGCCATCAGCCAGGTGGCGATGAGGCTGAGCGGCATCACTGAAGAGGAGCTGACCGCGGCAAAAAACGGATGAGGGACGACCATGAGTGGCGTTTCGCGTTCGAGCTCGCGACGCTCATGAGTTGTCCTGATCCCCCAGTCATCCTCCGGCAGATAGGAAGCCGGAGGTTCACCGACTGGATCGCGTTCTTCTCGGGAGATGGAGAGGAGACCACGACCACGGGGCACGTGGCTCGCGCCCAGCAGCTTCTGCAACGGGCGATGAGCCGCCCACGATGAGAGGCAAGAGGAGATCATGGCCACAGTCGGACGCCTTGTCGTCAGGCTGACAGCCACGACCGGAGACCTGCAGAAGGGTCTCAAGCGCGCGGAGCGCATGATGCAGCGCTCCTCCGGTCGCATGCGGAACATCGGGTCGAATATGACCTCCGGCTTCTCGCTGCCTCTCGCCGCCGCTGGCGGCGCCGCCCTCAAGTTCTCCACGAACATCAACGAGGGCATGGCCAACGTCGGCACCCTCATCCCCGGCAACATCAAGCGACTTCAGGAACTTAAGGGCGAAGTCCAGAGCCTGATGGGGGAGACAGGGAAGGGCGCAAAGGACCTAACCGGCGGGCTCTATGAAGTGATCTCCGCTTTCGGCGACTCCGCGGAGACGGCTCAGCGCCTGGCGATCTCGGCGAAGGCTTCGGTGGCAGGCGTGGCGTCGACGAAGGATTCGATCGCGCTCCTCTCTGCGACGACCAAGGGATACGGTGATACATCGGCCGCCGCCCTCCAGAAAGCCTCAGACCTTGCGTTCCAGACCGTGAAGCTCGGACAGACCGACTTCCCCCAGCTGGCGGCGAGCATCGGCACCGTGATCCCGAACGCGGCCAAGCTGGGCGTGAAGCAGGAAGAGCTCTTCGCGACCTACGCCACCCTCACCGGTGTCACGGGTGACGCAGCCAGGGTCAGTACCCAGTACAGCTCGATCCTCCGGGCCATGATGAGCCCGACAGATGCTATGGCCGCGGGCATCAAGAAGCTCGGCTTTCAGACCGCGGAGGCCATGATCGCCGAACACGGCCTGACGGGGTCACTGAGGCTCCTTGTCGCGCAGACCGACGGAACGAGCGCCGGCGTGGCCAAACTCTTCGGCCGGGCTGAGGCGTTGACTGCGGCCTTCGCTCTCACCGGATCGCAGTCCGCGGTCTTCGACGAGAAGCTGAAGCTGATGGCGAGCTCCGCCGGCGCTACGGATGCGGCGTTCAAGGCGCAGACCGAAGGGATCAACGTGCTGGGCTTCGCCTGGAAGAGACTCAAGGCCAACGCCGAGGTTGCCTTCCAGGTCATGGGCGATGCCATCGGCCCGGTGATCTTGGAGGTGACGAACTCCGGGAAGCCGCTGGTCAATGTGCTCAAGGCCGCGGCGAACTGGTTCAAGAACCTGAGCTCCGGAGGGAAGAGAACGGTCGTCGTCGTTGCCGCGTTCACAGCCGCCCTGGGCCCAGCCCTCATGGCCCTCGGTCTCTTCGGTCAGGGCCTCGCCACCATCCCTGCCCTGCTGAGTCCGGTCGTCGGGCTCCTGGGGGGCACTACCAAGGGAGTGATTCAGCTGGGAACAGCTCTGGCCCATCCACGGCAGGGGCTCGAGAAGCTGGGAAAGGCAGCCACGAAGTTCGGGAAGACGATCACCACCCAGGTGCTTCCAAAGCTGGCCGCGATCTCCTGGCAGGTTTGGGCCGTGATCGGCGTCGCGCTGATCATGATCGGCGTCTGGAAGAAGTGGGGGGGTGAGATCAAGAAGTGGGTCGTCCAAGCCTACAAGGACTCGAAGAAGTGGGTCGTCGAGGGCTGGGTTCAGATCGGGAACTGGGTGAAGGGTGCACTGGAAAGCGTTGCGGGCTTCTTCACGGGTCTCTATGAGGCCGTCGCCACTCGGGTCTATGAGGTCTATGCAGCGGCGAAGAAGTGGCTCGTCGAGAGGCTAGGGGATGTCTTCGAGTGGATCCGGAACGCCGTGGGCACGGTGATCGGGTTCTTCTCTGGGCTCTATCGCAATGTGGCCGGTTGGATGGGGAAGACGATCGATGAGTTGAAGCTCGATGAGGCCCTCGATGGCGTGAACGCATTTGCGAAGGATGCAGGTCTCAAGCTGAAGGAGTTCGGAGAGGGCGCGGCCGGCGTCACGCGAGATGCGATCGTAGGGATCGGCGAGGGTTTGGCCGAGGTGGCCAGAGAGCTCCCGGGAGCTGCGGGTGACTTCCTGAAGGACCTTGTGGCGCAGGTGAAGGCCTACATGGGCCAGATGTGGGGTGAGGTCGAGCAGGCTCCCGTGGAGACCATGAAGAAGATGGCCGAGGCCTATGGGGTCCTGGCGGCATTCGGGCCGAGTTCCAGGGTTACCAAGGGTGTGCAGGAGGTCAAGAAGGAGTTCGCCGGCCTCGGTACGGTGATTCAAAAGCACTTCGGGGATGACTTCTCGAACATCCTCCAAGGCTGGAAGGACAACTTCACGAGTACCGTGACCGACATGGTCATGACCGGGAAGTCGTCGTTCCGGGACCTCATCAACTCGATCGAGTCCGACTTCCTCTCGATGTTCGTGAGGAACCAGATCACCAAGCCCCTCTTCGAAGCGATCTTCCCGGGTGCTGCGGCCGAGGTTGCCCATGGAGGAGGCATTGTTGGGGGAGGGGGATTGGGAAGCCGTATGGTTCCCGCCATGGCCTTCGCCGGCGCCCCCCGGTTCCACGGCGGCGGCATGATCGGTCGCAACGAGGTGCCGATCATCGCCCGGCGGGGGGAGGGTGTCTTCACCCCCGCCCAGATGCGGGCCATGGGCGGGCCGCTGCAGGTGATCATCAACAACCACACTCCCGCCCAGGTTCAGGCTCAGGAGTACTCAAGCGCGGGCGGGGCGAGAACCCTCGAGATCACGGTCCATAACATCGTGAACGGCGGTTTCGATTCCGGGCGCTATGACAGCTCATTGCGTCGCTTCGGGGTCTATCCGCAGGGGAGCAGCCGGTAATGCCGTCGATCGTCTGGCCAGCGGCGCTGCCTGAGATGCCCACGATCGCGGGCACCATCCTGCGAGCTCGCCGGAATGTGATCCGGACACCCGTCAGCGAGGGTCCCGCCAAGGTCCGGAAGCGAGGATCCTGTGCGCCCCGGATCATCCCCGAGCGCCTGATCCTCACATACGCCCAGCTCACCGATCCGAGTCCCAACGGGTTCATCGCCTTCCTCGAGGAGGACACGCAGGACGGTAGCCTCGAGTTCGAGTGGGAGGTCCCAGATACGGGAGAGACCGTCACGATGCGCTTCTACATCCCTCCGGATCCCGAGTGGGTCTACCTGGGAGGGGACAATTGGGAGGTCACGTTTACGGTGGAGGTGTTCCCGTGACACGACCTCTGACCGCTGCCGCCGTCCAGTCGGCCTTCGCCCAGTCAACCGACAAGGCGTGGCTGATTCTCGTGGAGCTGGAGAGCACGGATGGTGCTGCGTTCCCATTCCACAAGTACTACGTCAACGACTGGCAGAACATCGAGAGCGGTGGCCAGACCTATGAGTGGTGGCCCTTCCGGGTGACACTGCTGTCGGACGTGCCGGGGGAGATCCCAGACCTGCGGCTTCAGATCGACAATGTTCACCAGGACCTAATCTCGATCCTCCGCCGCCAGGACCGGCCGGTAATGGCAACCATCTCGGTGATCCTTCACGATAGCCCGAACGACATCCAGTGGGGACCCCAGGAGCTCGAGATCCAGACCGTGCCGTACGACGTGGGCTTCATCGAAGCGGTCCTATCCGTGGAGCCGATTCATCAGGAAGGCTTCCCCGGCTACGCGATGAGCCCCATGTACCTGCCCGCCATCTTTGGCCCCGTTCCGGTCGAGGAGCCTCGCGCCCCTGGGCCCCCCGGCCCCGCGCCCGCGCCCCGGCGAGGTGGCGGCGCACCCATCTATGTCCAGCCGTTTGCGCCAAAGGGAGGAGTTCCGGGATGACCTGGTGGAATGGACTGAAGCGCGCGGCCCGCATCGCGGGGATCGTCTTCCTCGTTGGAGGATGCGGCTACCAGTGGTGGTTAACGAAGGGGCCGGGGGCGGCCGAGCCGAAAGGGGATCGCGCCTACAAGACGTGTTTCTGGTTCTGGGACTCCCTCGGCGTGCTCCTGACCGACGATGAGGACTATGCCTCGAACTCCACTGTCCTGGTGTACCTGTCTCAAGCCTCGGGCGACGTTGATACCGTCGAGGCCACCTTCGAGACTGTGTTGCCGGGCATCACCCGCTGGTGCCTGCTGGACAAGCCGGACACGACCAACATTTTCACGGCCTATTTCCGATCCGATCAGCATGAGTACGTGCTAGCCGATAGCCTTCTCGTCCTCGGCTGGTATGTGCCGCCGGCGAGCATCCACGACCAGGCCTTCCTCGCCGCCGCGGTGCCCGAGTCGGCTCTCCAGGAGAGCATCATCTGCCCGCGGCACATGGCTGACTCGGCCTTCACGATCACGCTGACAGACAGCAGCACGGTTCCGCTGGATGCGCTGCCGGAGACGCTGCTGCTCGAGTCGGAATATCGCGAGTGGTGGGGCGCCGTGGGCCGGGACACCATTCCGGTTTTCGGGATCAATGCCGAGTTCGACACGGCTACGGTCACCGCCCTGGCGGCGTCCGGCAGCGCAATCGAAGTGATCGACTCGGTTCACGTGGCCAAGGCGCTCGCTGAGAGCCTGTATGCAACGCTCGCCATCCCCGAGACCCTACACGTTGGGGATCGGGTCACGGTTGGGGGAACGCAGTGGGACGACGGGTCAGGGGGGATCAACGCGGCCGCGATCGACCTGGGTGCATCAGCGAAGTGGCTGGTGGGCAATGGCATCGGGGAGGCCACAGCGCAGACCTTCGGTGGAAGTCACTACGCCCAGAGCGACGGGAAGGTCTATCACGTCGAAGATGGGGTCAACACGGACGACATCAAGGATGCCAATACGCCGGCTGAGGGCGATCTCGCCACCTACACATCCTCGAAGCAGATCAACTGGGAGACGCCGGAGGAACGGAAGCTCCTCGAGTGGCCTGCGCTCGGCACGATTCACTCTGACACCCTGTGTCTGTCGGATAACGATGGATCGCATAGTCGTGTGGCCTGGTACGTCCCCGGGATGACATCCTCCCGCCTCGTGCTTTCCGTGAGCTGGTGCCAGTGCCCGAATGATCTCTTCCGCTATCACCCCCTCATCGTGAGTGGCAAAGAGCCCGAGGGGTTCAACTGGTGGGCGAAGACCGACTCCATCGTCATGACAGCAACGGTTGGCGGCGCTTGGGCGGCGAACCAGTGCAGTTGCGCAGTCGTCTGGACCGTGCAGACACAGTAGGAGGCACGATGCACGCGAAACACTCGGGCGCCATCACCTGGACGAACAACCAGATCAGCAACCGTATCGATCTCATGCGGGCTCTCACTACAGCAGACCCGCAATACTACCGCCGGCTTGCCCAGTACGGGGAGCAGGTACGGATGGGCCGTGTGGTCCTCGCGTGGCTGCAGGATCCGATGAGCGACCAGGAGGACTGGTGGGAGGAGAGGTCTAACCTCAGCTACTACAAGATCCTCTATCATGAGGCCTATCACTTCGCCGCGGGTTCGGTGCCCCTACCCGATGGGGCGAAGCCATGATCACCCAACTGGAACCCGGCTGGACAGACCGGTATGTGGGCATCCCTTTCAAGAGCAAAGGACGAGACTGCGAGGGGATCGACTGCTGGGGTGTGCCCTATCTGGTCTATGCCCAGGAACTCGGCATTGAGCTGCCCCTGCTCTCCGAGGGCTACCTGAATGCCGCGGACAGGATCGACCTCGAGCAAGTCTCCGCTGGCGCCAGACGCTGCTTCGAGGAGATCGAGCTCGGATCGGAGCAGCCGCTGGATGTGCTCCTCTTCCGCGTCCCCACCCCCCGCCAACCGGGATCTCCGAGCGGTCCCGCTGTTCACCAGCGGTGGCACGTGGGTCTCGTGATCACGCCGCGGCACACGATGCTCCACGTGGAGAAGGGGAAGGACACCGTCATCGAGCGGTACCGGGGCGCCACCTCGAGGTGGACCCATCGACTGGTGTCTGCCTGGAGGTGGACCGGATGATCGCCACGCGGGATACCTGCCGCGTGATCGCGGCTCTTCACCCCTTCAAGATGGGTGCCGCGCATCGGATCGAGCGCCTGGTCCCCGCCAATCTCACCGTCCGTCAGATCCTGAGGTTGCTCGAGATCGACCGCCCGGAGTTCGACTTCGGCGTGTCGGTGGGGGGGGACTCGATTCCACGAACGGCATGGGACCTCTTCCGCCCGGGCCCGGGGGCCGACGTGGCGATCCGTGCCCTCCCCGCCGGTGGGGACGGGGAGAACTCGGGCAAGGACATCCTCCGGTTGGCCCTGACAGTCGGTGGGTTCGCTGCAGGCGGGTGGGGTGGAGGCTGGCTCGCTGGGAGAATCGGCGGCCTGGGCAAGATCGGCACGAGCGTGCTGAGATTCGGTGGCGCAGCGATTGGCCATAAGGCTGCAACGGTACTGATCGACCAGTTTGCCCCCACGCCTGACCAGAGGCAGATGGAGGAGCCGGCGGTTCCCACCGTCAACCGGGAGAATCAGCTCACGCCCTTCGCGGTGTTTCCCAAGATCTATGGTGAGCACCTGAGCTATCCCCCGTTCGGATCCCTGCCTTACAACGACGGGGACTGGGTGTACCTCATCTACTCCGTCAGCCTGGGCCACACCCACATCTCTGACATCAAGATCGCCAACACCCCGATCGAGGATCTCCTGACAGAGCGAACGCCTGAGAATCCATCTGATCAGGATGGCCAGTACGAGATCCGTTATGGGGACGACGACAACGAACAGCCCCGAAGCATCTCCCCTCCGTCTGTCATCATCGCTCAGTATGGTGATCCGGTGGAGGATGACCTCCCGGAAGACTCAGGGTGGATCTCGAGGACGACGACAGAAACGTGCAATGAGTTCGAGCTCTGGTTCAAGTACACCGAAGGCCTGGGAGTCGAGTGGCGTTGGCAAAGGTGGTTCGCGCTCTATCTGGAGCTCGAGATCCAGGCCCGGCCCGTGGGCGGGGGAGAGTTCGCGACTCTCTTCGTGACCGAGTTCTTCAATCATGAGAACCACTCCGACCGCCCATCTGGAAACAGCGGCGCGATCAGTTGGTTCAGGCTGCGCTGCAATCTCATGGACGCCTTCGATCTTTCGGAGCCATGTAGGTGGGAGATCAGATATCGGAGGGGTCCCAACAGCGATCGTGTCCATGATGTTCCCGAGGATGCTGAGCTCGTTGTTCACGACACCGTGGTCCTGGATGAGATCCACGAGATCACCTGGGTGGACGTGATCAAGAAGAAGAATGTGGCGACGATCGCACTCCTGATCCCATGGAAGAGAGAGAGTGAGGATGGGGCCGGGGAGGGCAGCTTCTATCAATCCATCGACTGGACGAAACTCAACTGCGTGGGCCACAGCTATCTGACCTACTGGAACGGAAGCACGTGGACGTACGGTCTGAGCAAGCAGCCCGCTGCGGTCTACCGCGACATCCTCACCGGCTCGGCGGCCTTCAATCCCTTGTCCGTCGATCGCCTGAACCTCGAGCAGCTGCAAGAGTGGGCCGAGTACACGGACTTGAAAGGGTATGAGTTCAACGCCGTTTTCGACCGACGGCGGACCGTGCAGCAGGCGATCGAGGCGGTCTGCGGCGTGTCTCGCGCCCGGCCCGTTCGAACCGACGGCAAGTTCGGCGCAGTGGTCGATCGCGAACAGGATGGCATCGTTCAGCTTTTCACCCCCCGGAACTCTTGGGGATTCCGGAGTATCCGGCGTCTGCCACCCCTTCTCCACGGCATCCGGTGCAACTACCGCAAGCGCCTTCACAACTGGCAGGAGACCGAGATCGTCGTTTATCGAGACGGCTACGATGAGAACAGCGAGGATGCTACCAACATCCAGAAGATGGACATGTGGGGGGCCTGCGGGAAGACGCAGGTGGAGCTCCTCGCAGGGTACAAGATCCGGGAGCATCAGCTCCGGCTCGAGAAGGCTCAGCTCCAGGTCGACATCGAGAATCTGGTCTGCACGGTCGGAGACCTCGTGGGCGTCTCCTGGGACGCCCCGCTTCAGGGGGTGAGCCGGGGACGGATCAAGGCTGTCACGAGGAACGTCGGGGGGGACGTTACATCCATCACGGTGGACAACGAGCTGCCGATCGATGCCGACAACTACGTCCTGTACATCCGGTCAGCGAAGGACACCGAGCCGTTCTACCAATTCATCCCCACGCCTGCAATCACTTACGGCGGGCCGCCGCAGTTCATCACGGAGTGCGCTCTCAGTGTCCCCATTCCAGCCGGACAACCTCAGCCGAATGAGGGGGACCTCTTCACGTGGGGGAAGTGGACGTCTCCTCAGAATCATACGCTCTTCGGCCGCTGGCTGATCGATGGGATCGAACCCGCGGAAGACCTGACGGCGACACTCCATCTGATCGAATACGCCCCTGGGATGTACGATGAGACCATCCTCCACTCGTATGAGCCCGAGATCAGCGACATCCCCTCGATTCGATCGATGAGTCCGGCGCCGCCGGTCGTCGTCTTGATCCAGACCGATGAGAGCGTCCTCTATCGAGCCAGCGGTAACCTTCTGCCCCAGGTGGTGATTGCCCTCCGGTACGAGACGGGGATGTATTCGCCCATTGAGGCGGTGCATGTCGACTGGAGGGAATGGACGGAGGAGGGTATAGAGAATCGCCCCTGGGGGGAGGGTGAGACCTTCACGGGCAAGCCGGACCGCCTCTACATCAGCAAGAGGATCGAGCAGGGTCGCCGCTACGAGTTCCGCATCCGGACAATGGGTGCCGGGAATATGGGGAGTAATTGGGTCCATGAGGACGGCGACGGAGAAGGTGTCCTGGTCATCGGGAAGTCCTCACCCCCACCCAGCCCGACAGGGCTGATCCTCGAGCAGGGTCTCCTTCGGTGGGGGTATAGCGACACCCCACCTCTCGACCTTGCCGGATTCGAGATCCGGCGGCACGCCGGCTCGTCCGGCGGCTGGGACAACGCAACGAAGATCGACACGGTTGGACGGGACAACCGGCAGTACGCGCTGAGCGGTTTCCTTAACGGGACGCACACCTTCTACGTCAAGGCGGTCGACACTTCCGGTAACTACAGCGAAGAAGCGG